GGGACGATTTCCCACCAGCGTAGACCTTCTCTACGGCTGCAGTGATTTCCCCACCAGACACCTGAGCGAATAGGAACTCACCCCATGAAGGGGATTGTTCATCTTCGGGAACGATCGAACAAACGATCTGGCGCTGTGAGAGTTTATGTGGTCGACCATGTGGCATTTAAGTACCTCCGTCTACACCACTGAAGTGGTGAGGTTGCTCTTGACGATGTCGACATTGATCTGGTCGCCGACACTAGAGACTCGAACGCCGATCTTTGCCTTGACGAGCCCATCCGCCAACTGGGTGGCAGGATTCAGACTCTTGTCGCACTTGACGGTGTAGCCCAAGTCGATTCGCTTGCCGACTGCATCAAAGGCTTCGTACAACGCCCCCGAGATGCGACGTGGCTCCAGAATGGCGATCAGTCGCGCTTTCACGGAGGCGAAGATGTTGCCGCGACCATCGATGACGCTGAAGATCAACTCTTCCAGAGTCTTGTTGGCCTCGTACACGACCCCGTTGATTGTGTCCTGGGCCGTGATGTATCGGAAGTTGCTCGTGTCATTCGACAGGGAGCGCGCTCCGTAGACCCGAATGGATCCGTTGATGACCCGCAGGGCGTTGACGTTGTCATAGTCCAGCGCGTTGCCGACCGCTGAGTTGGCTTCACTTTCGAGTGAAGCAACCCATCGGGCAACAGAGATGGTGCCCGCACCTGGCTGATGGGAGCCTTTGCCGTTGTGGGCGCGTGCCCGAGCGGCGGCGACATACCCATCCGGTGGGATCTTACGAGTCACACCGGTAAGAGAAGTCGGAACGTTGATCCAAGGCCAGTAGAGCGCACCGTGTTCGGTGTTGGCTTCGTTGCTTCGGATCGTGGTTCCCAGCGTTTCAGCCTGAGCAGCAGTCTGTGCTGCTGCTGTGTGGAGAAGAGCGATCCGGTTGTGAGAGTTGGCGTGATCGAGCAGACCCTGGTATACGGCCTGGACCTCTGATTCCGGACAAGCCACCGCACCGACCCCGTAGGCGTCGTTGAAGTTCGTTAGACCGGCGACATAGTGTGCAGAGGTTATGTTGGAGCGATCGTCGTCGCCTGCGGCAAGGCTCTGGGGATTGGAGTAGGTGTCCACCAATCCGCCACCCTCATCCGTCACGGTGACGTAGTAGGAGGCAATAGTGCTGCTGGAGAACTTGCTGACGATCTGATCGCTAGCCGTAGTGTCCGTGGCCACGAAGATCGTTACGCCGCTGAGAGTGAGAGTGACGGTCTTGCTGTTGGCAATACTGCCTACGGCAGTGGTAACTGCCAGACCGGAACTCCATGCACCGGGACCGTTGGCAGTGAATGTGACCGTGTCGTTGCTTCCGTCGGTCAGGGTTACAAACCCAGTAGTGGCCGACGGGCCGGCAACGCGACTAATCCAGCACTGCGTGCCACCCTCTTCAAAGAAGGTTTCCACAGTCGGGTGGAGATACGAATAGGACTGGTACTGACCGAAGACAGATTCAAAGTCCACAAGGCTGCCACAAAGAACGGCCTTGTCTGTCGGACCTCGGTCGGCGAGTCCACAAAAGAAAGCCTGTGAAGAGGGCCGAATAGTGTTCCCGATCGGACCACTTCGAACCGCAGTTGAAATCGTTACACCAGGCATATGAACCGTCCCGTTGGTATTCGTCTATTATTGTACGACGACCCTATGGGGTCTCCGTGCAACTACTACCCATAAGATTACCACTATGAAGCCACCGAAGAGTCGTACTTCGGAAGTCCATGCTTAATCTGACTTCTCTTCTGGGATATCACCGACGCCGCTTTTCGTGTCGGGCTTTTTTGCCTCTTTCTCACGAGGCTTTTTTCTATCAGGGGCAGGGGCTGAACAGAGAGCAATAGTTCCATTGTCAATAAGGGCCTGAGTGGTTTTATCTACTGATGACATCCCACCGCAGGTCTTGCTAGGCAGAACATGACCTTCGTCAGTGATCGTCAAATTGGTCATAGAGTTGTTGCGCACCCATGCCATTCCACCAGGATCACTGAGGTGGGACGCATGGTCTGAATGCTTGAAAGTTTTATCTGCCATGATGAGATTGTACCTTATCAGTCGCTTACAGGATGCCCGAGAGCATCATACTTCCTCTTGACTACCACATGATTACGTTCGATCACTTCCGCAACTCTCGGATAGTCGGGAGAACATAACGTCAGCGACAAGATGGGAGCCCTGTGTCCATATTCGCAAGTCGTTAATATGTATCCACTGTTGTTGTGGATCACCACCGCATTGGCACGGTCATAGTTGAAAGCATCGGGATCGAGAACGCTGTTCAATTCCTTGCATACGCAGTCGGTTTCGACAATGGGCATCATTCGGAAGCACCACCTTGAGCCAGGGTAGTTGCGAGTGCGATATCCTCGCCGACACCAACATTCTTAACCCCGAAGGAAACCCCGTCATCATCAACCTGTCCGTAGGCCTTGCGCATCACGATTTCATCGAGGGAAAGTTCATAACCCAAGTAAGCACCAGCCAAGAATCGTTCACCCTTGAGAGGGGTGAGATCAGAGAACTCTTCCCTCATGCTTGACTCGTCGATCTCAGCCCGAAAAGTTTTAGTTTGCTCGCTGGAGAGGTTCCCGGCCTGAGCCTTCAGGCTCGGATAATCCAGCAGGGCGGAACGTACAACAGTGGCAAGCCGGTCACGTTGGAGCGTCGCGGCTTCCGAGTTGCTGGCTCGGCACCAAACGTAGGTTCTCATATTGTAGGACACCCGATATTCGGGGTCCGCAGCATAGTGCATGGCATTGTGGCCACCTGCGTAACCAATGCGCTCCAAGTTATTTGTCGTAAGAACAACCGTGATGACGGTAGGCCATTTGTCCAACGCAACAGGTTCATGGCTGAGGTACTTGACGGGAATAGGAAGTTCTGCGTCCGTGAGCCCTCCCCATGCGTTCCTGTAGTCGATTATGCGTGTGGACAAATCTCCCTCCAGATAGGTGGTGGCATATTGCTTTGCATAATGCGCACCTTGCATTACTTCATGTTTGGGGAGTGCCATTAGAACGCATCCCCGTCGTCGTCGCCTTTGAGGTATTCCCTCATCATCCTGCCCCAGCGTTTGTCTGCGCCTGCCGGCTCAAAAATGATTTCACGTTTGGCCATATGCTCCGTTCCATACTGATGGAACTTCGCTACTCGAATGTTCTTTAAACTGAACTCAGCCTTGTGACGGTCAATGTCGACTTCTACCCCACGCAGGGTGGAGATGGCTTTGAACAGTTCTCCGGTCTGTATGAGTGGTGGTGCTCCCGGGTAATGGGCAGCCTTCCAAGATGCATATTCCGCATCCAGCGGCTTCCATCCCCCTACCGCAAGACCATTGGACATGAAATTGCCAGTCCAGGCCTTCTGCAACTCGTCGCGAATTTCCTCGAGAGGAGGTTTGAAGTTCTTACCCCGGCGCTGTATGTCATCGAGCCTATCTTGCGCCTCGTCATCGTCGTAATGGACATCAATATCGATTCGCATTACGAGACCCTTACGCGCCGATACCTCTTGATGGCGAGCAGTTCCTTTTCCATGAAGCCGATTTCCGCCAAAGTGGTTTCTCTTGGATCGAGGTCTTTGATGCCGACAACGTCGTCGTGCATGTTCTGCATCTCCCGAGCCGCCGCACGCAAAATCATCAACTTGAACATTGGGATATTCGCACCGGTCAAACCTGCCGTGTAGGTAACCGTGACCTTGTCGTTAGCGACACTCCCATAGACATCGATTCCATACCGACGCACGATGTAATTCGTGTATTCCGTCAAAGTATCCGTGGTGGCGGAAGCCGACGCACCCCTGCGCGTCACACTCGTTACGGTAACAACTGGACTGTTCCTGAGGTACACCGTCTCGGGCGGATCAGTGAAGGTCTGGATAGTGGGCCAGGCGCCAGAGGAAGTATCCGAAGAGTCGTGATTGTAAAAGAAGGAGCCCATAGGCACCCCTACATGGTCGGATCCCATCACATGCACCTCATCGGTATATGTGTTGACCTCTACAGGACGCCCCAAATAGGTTTCCATCTCGGACTGGAGGCCCGCCAAAATTGTGTCAGCCGAGTCCTCTTGTAGAGGAGTCAGGGTGATGTCCATGTATTTGACGATGTCGGCTTTGGTTACTAATGCCATGCGCTCTTACCGCCTTTACAGGCGAGCCACTACGGCCGGGTCGCCCGGGTTCGACCAGTCCTTGCGTTCCGCCACATCTCGCGCGTGACATCCCTCACGCTCTCTTCTCTACGTCCTGACGTTCGCCGCCTCAGGATCGCACTTCCCAGACGACGAACTTTGCCCGTCCGCAATTTGAACCTGTCGGCCCAGCCGACCTGGATCCAGTGACTCTGCAACGGCAGCCACAGAGAAAGCAGTCTGAAACCAAAGAATATGCCGAACTTCATGAAGACTCCTACAGGATTCGAATCTATGTAGAGTCTACCATTCACTACCTGTCGGGATTGGGCGGCTTCTCTATAGCAACCTTCTGGCGTATCGCACTGTCGCTATCAGTTGTCCCCGGTGGAGCCTCTATTGGAACCCACGCCCGGGAATAATTGTGGCTAGCAACCTTTCGATGTTTGATGATTGAGCCATCCAACATCAATTCGAGTTCGTCGAATTTCATACTGAACAAATCGTTGTATTCAGTATCGGTCATACGCATGACGCGCTTGAGCGTCTTGACTAACTTGGACAACTTGTGAGCAACCATCGCTCCACGTCCTCGATTGATTTGGATGTGCAGGATCATCGCCTCCGTATCATCGCAATCAATCCACGTCACCGGGACCTTTCCCTCGCACGCTTCATTGATGGATGCGTTGTCCAGCACAATACGCAGACGCTGTCCGCCGTCGATGATGTTGGCCCCCTCCCGTTGCACCACTAGGGGCGCCAGAATCCCATGCTCGGCAATGGATCGAGCCAGAACTAGCAGGTCGGGCCTCAGAATGTAGGTGGCACCCCAATCGGGGATGTTGAGAGATTCGCCCTCAACCAGTTCAATCTCCATCCGTTATCTCCTTCATTCGGAGCGTGTGCGCTCGAGTCTTTGGCCCAACTGGCGACACCGATCTGGCGCTGCCGATTTCCTTCAGCAGCAAATGACGCAATAGGTTTTCGAATGGATACGAATACGGATCGCGAGCATGCTTGTGACGAAACTCTGCGGTCAGCGCCATAGCCCGTTTGGTGTTACCGGATCCCATCATGTAAGTGTCGATGAACTCAGAGACGCCATCCCAGCCGCCCTCCGAATAGATGGCGATGAATTTCTCAACGTCGACATCTTTCCACCATCGTCGCTGGGCGTCTATCTGAGGGAAGCATTCACAGAGGCGGTCAAAGAACTCTGGTTCTGTTGCTACCAAATCGCCGATTCGTCGGATGGCGACTGCATGCAGTGGAACTCCGACCCTCGTATTGGAGCCAGTCGCTACCGCTCGGTCGTAGTACTCACAGTAGGGAGCGTTGTGTTCTTCTGAAATGAACCTGAACACGTCGTTGACATTCCAGTCGTAAATGATTTTGGCCAACTTGAGGGGAACGCTCTTACTCAACTTGTACGGATTGTTGATGTAGTTCTCGTGCAACTTCTGGACAACCGATCGGTAGCGGATCATGGACTCGGAAGCCCTGACTCCAGTAATGAACGCAACCTGACCGGCCTTGCCCTGCATCGTGTATTCGTCCATGGATTTGGTTAAGGGTTCGGAGTGGTCCAACCCGAAATGAAATGCGGTGATAGCCCACTCGGGTATGGGGCGTACAAGTTTTCCTTCTTTTGCTCGCTCCTCATCCCAGATGATCAAAGATTGCCGTCTGCCCAGTACCCAAATCTCTGCACCAACAGGCAGGCAGTACCACTCCATGTCTACCCAGTCGAATTGGCGAACCGTGTTGACGTACTCCTCAACAAGCGGGCTGACCATCTCTTCGTCACGAAAAATGACTTTTACCGGGCCTAGACCACGTTCCTCATGGATTTCCTTGGCCAGGTATAAGGCCGCCGTGCTGTCCTTGCCCCCGGAGAACTGAACACAGACAGTGTCAAACGTGTCGTAAACGTGCCGGATTCTTTGTCGGGCCGCCTCGACACACGAGATGTCGAGGAACATTCTCTGACGGCTCATAGTTCTGAATGAGAATCAATAAACGAAAGAATCTTTTGTCCCGTGGTGGCTCCGTCGTAACCTGGATTGTTTCGGAGCCACCGAACAAAGTCGTACCATCGCTTCTGTTGATCGGGGTCGTCAAAGACGATCGTGTATTGGACTACAGCGCGAGGGGCAGCGCCCGGAACCAATGCCGTGCTGCCTTGAACTGCGACATCACCATGGTCCATTGAATCGTCAGCGACGATCTGTCGTTCTCCGTCCTCGCCCTCCCGAACCATTCCCGCCAACATCTCGGCTGCAGCCCCAACCACTTCTGTGAGTGCCGGAGTAATGAAACCGACCTCATCGCCATTGTCGGACTTGCCTTTCTTGGACTGCTCTTCGTAGTAGGCGATCTCAAAGTCGTCCCACTTGAGGCTTTCCATCAGATCGCTATATTCATCGACGATCTCAATGATCATGTCGGACGCCTGAACCGGGTCCGTGTATCCCAACTCCACAGTCCGGTTGTCTGCGAGGGCAAATGCAACCGCCCGCTTGTCGTCCGCGCTAATCGGCACAGCAGCGATGTGCGTCCATCCGAGACGCTTAACTGCCTCAACCTGGTGATTGCCGGCGACGACGGTCGACGTGCCATCGTCATTCGGTCTCACCACAATCGGTTTGACTTGACCAAACTCCTCATAAGAGGCCATGATCGCTGGGACATTGCCAACTCGTGGGTTGTATTCCAGCGGAGCAAGAGAATCCAGAGGAACCAGCAGGTCGTTCAGTGCTTCGTTTACGTTGTGTTTCATCACGGGCCTACTTGAAATCTTACGTTGGCGTTGAGTGTTCGCATGGCATCAATCGAGGTTCGCAACGACAGCAACTTCTCACGCTTCGCCTTGACGAGAGCCTCGGCACACTTGAAATCAAACTGCGTGTCTGCCAACTTGTAATCGGCCCAAGACTCCCGTTCTTTGATCGATCCCTTGGCAGACAGGTACTCCTTAGCCCAACTCCCCTTGTATCGCGACTCTTTCTTCGCGGCGTCTTCCGCCAACTGCTCGAAGGCTTCGGTCTCGCTCTCTAACGATTCGATCAGGTACATGAGTTGATGCTCAATGTCGACCTGACTAATCGGTTGTGATCGGTTCACCGTTCTCCGCTCCCGCCATCATCAGCAATGGCTCCCAATCGATATTGTCAAGAGCCTTGAGATTCTCAGCGGGCCACTCATACTCACTCTGCCCCAATCGCTGCAGGCCCATCTCGCGAAGCACCCACGCGTCAATGCGATCCCCAATACCCTTGCCCGACCAGGATCTCTGAGTTCTGAACGACACCGCTGAAATAACCTCAGCCTTGCCGGAGTTCCCACGCCCGGTAGCAAACTTGGCCCGTGAGGTGGGGGGCACGATTACGAAGGGAATCCATGCTTCGTCAAACGCCACCTTCAACACCCCACCCAGTTCCCCAAGGGAATGCGCTCGGGTGCGCGAACCATAAGAGTAGCCTTCCATGATGACACATTTGATATTTTCTTCCAAACATGCTCCCAAGACATAATTACGAATATCTGTTAGTCGTGCTGTTTCTTCCTCATATGAGTGGAATGCAACACAGGAATTATCTCCGGTGCATACCCCTGTCGAAGTAAGTGATGGGTCGAGACCAAGAATGTTCATTTCATCCAACCTTGTTTAGCGAGGCCCAGGTGGAAGGCGAGTTGCGGGTGGTCCCCAATACGCCGATGACACTGACGACACACCACCATGCAGTTTGACTCATCTGTAATAGATCCCCCCTGAGAGCGACGCTTCAACTCGTGGATGTCGACGCTGCCGTTGCGGATGTAGGAGCCAACACCATCATGTTCTGCGAAAATCGGACAGGCTTCACAATAAGGGCGCTCTTCCAGCATCCGCTTGACCAGTTTGCGACGCTCAACATATTGACGCTGCTTCTTCTTACTACGATTACGCACGCTTGAAGCCTACTCTCATCAAAGAGACAGCGGGTCCACCCTGTCAAAGTCCCAACGGTTGTCAAGAGTGGCCCATAGGGCTCGATCGATTGCGGTATCTTCCAGGTCATAGTCGTTGAGCATGTTCCTGTGCATGATGATTGCCCGGCGATAGAACTCAACCGTTTCCCACGGATTTTCATCAATTGGCTGACCCGTTTTAAGCATGCTTTCCACTTGACTCAAGCGGCGCTCAACATGCAGGCGAAACCGTTGGACTTTGGTTTCGCGCATGTCGTAGGCTCGTGCGGCTTCGTCCGCTAAACGCTTACCGGCCCGCCCCATGCCCTCGTACCTGACCGCATCGGCCTGAGCATCTATTTGGATGTTCTCGATTTGATCTTCGAGATTGTCCAGAAGGGACAAGAGCCCCCTCTTCCAACGATCCCAATTCTCTTCGAGCATCAACTCTTTTCTTTGCTGCGCGGTAACGCGATTCTTCACGTCGTCCGCAACTAATCGGGCAAAGAATTCGTCGGGCATCATGGTTCCTGTTTCTCCGGCTAGTTGACCCATAGTGGACAAATTCCTTTGTAACTGCACCAGCCACACAAAACAGACTTTTGTGCAGGAAAATCTCCTGTAGCACATGCTTTATCTATGTCGTCTTTTACGTCTCTCACATACACACTTGTGTTAATAAGAACTTCTTCACTAAAGGGAACTTCGAACTTAACTCCGTCTTTCAGGTAAAGCAGTTCTAGACTGGTGGTGCGTCCGATGCTCAAAGTGTCTACTAGCGTTCCATAGATGCGTAGTTGTAGAAATCGATCATCGACGTATTCTTTTCGTGGAACCTTGCCGGTCTTGTAGTCGGAAATGACAACTCCACCGTCTTCACTCATGGTGAAACGATCGATGAACCCTTTAAGTCTTACTCCAGACACTTCCCCATTGAGTTCGAACTCCAGGCCGTCAGGTTCTATGTCTTCTGGATTCTCGATCTTCCACAGGTTCTCGATACACCACCAAGCCTTCCAGCGGAACATCCGATACTCCTCAGCATCGGGAACGAGGGGCTTGACCCTCCGCTCCCAATTGCCCCTGTCCCATACTCCCCGGGCCAAGGACTGAGCCTGAGCCTGAGAGCGTTCTTCGGGAGGCAGGCCGTAGAGTTCTTCAAGGACATCGTGAACGAAATTTCCCATCAACGCCTCCTTGCCGGAGGGATCGGGAATCTTGTCAATCTTGTTGTATTTCCATTTGAGGGGGCACTGGCGGAAGGTCCCCATTGACGAGGGCGACAGGTGCGGGGGCGACGTGGCTGTCATGTCAGATTTCTTCCGTACTTAAGGCATCCATTTGTATTCATCCCTATTTAGATTTGGCTTCTTCCTTTTCTTTCCTGTGTCGCTCGGCCTCTTCTTCCCTGTGTTGAAGAAGTTCCTTGCGAGTAAACGTGTCGTACTGTTGCTTCATGATGCTGCCCATTATTTAACGCGGTCCACTTTCGGGTCGATGGCGGTGCCGCAGACATTACAGGACGCGTCGTACCGTTCCGCGGATCTACCGTCCATGTAGTGGCGGACGCATGACGGACATCGGTACATGGAATTCTTCGGCCACTTCACGGCCGGCTCACTCATTTACGGATTCGGCACCAAAGGAGATGGCGACGCACTTCTCGACTAGGGCCGTCAGGTCCTCGACACTACCCATGGCTTCGGGCTTTGGCTTGGGGCGTTCTCCTGCATGCTCTTTCCAGAACACCGCCACCTCTTCCTTCTGCGCCCTGTCGAACTTCTCGATCAGGCTGGTGAAGTTGTCATACAACTGCTTCACTTCCGGATACTGCGCCTCATGGGCCTCATGGGCGAGGGCTTCCTCAGAGCGGTAGAGGTACAAACCCACGCCGATCATGGAAGCAGCCTTCTTCAAGGCGTCGGAAACCGCGATCTTGTGATCATTGCCCAAATCGAGCAGGTCCCCGTCCCTCTTTGTCTTGACCTCTGAACCGCCGTATGCGTCCCTTCGAAGCGGCTTGTCATTGATGTACGCCGACAGGCGGACATGGGCGATGATGTTATCGCCCCCCTCAAGGCTGCGTTCGCAGGAGATGACCTCGAAGGTCCAGTTCTCGACTCCAAGAACGTCATTGAGGCGTGCAATAACCTCGTTGACCGATATAAATCTGAATGCCACTCCCCCCTTGTTCAGGATGCCCTCCAGTTCTGCGGGGAACGGTGTGGATAGTTGCTTTAGCAGATCCTTGCTGCCGATGTGATCAGTCATTTAGCGTCGCCTCTTCTCACGATTATGCTTATCTTGCTTTCGGACCCTGCACAGTAATTGTCTGGGTTCAATCCGATCTTGTTCAGTTCCCCCACCCGCCAGTAGGACGGCTGAACGTAGTCCAAGATCCTCAACGCCATTTCGGCGGGAGTCATCACAACCTCACCCGTGTCCATGTCTACGGATGACTGTTCGATGCGGTCGATCACGTCTCGGGTAAGATCCTTGTGCTGCCATCCCGAACGACTGGAGGACATCTTGCGCTCGACCGTGGCCATGTCTCGCAGACTCAGAATCTGGTTCCCGTCCATTTGGCTACCGAGCCAGGTGGACAAGCCATCATAGAGAAAGCCCATGTCCCGTTTAGCCAAGTTCAGTTCGAGCAGCAGGTCGGCTGACTCCTCGACCGGATGATCGTCTTTCGTATACTCGGCCAACTTGGCATCCAGATCCGCGATCTCTTGCCGTAGGGCTCGAACATCCTCAGGTGTCATCTGGCTCCGTTGCACTCAAGCGAGAATAGTCGCTCGTTTACGCTGGGGCAAGCCTAAGCCTGTAAGAAATGAGAAAGCCCCCGTCGCCGAGTCAACCTGATCGTCGTGGGGGCAGGCTTCTGGGAATGCCGAGAACTCATCGAGCCAGTCGGTAAGCCACGTTCCTCGCACCGCTCGCACATTGCCATTAGCAATGGCCGCTGCGAACGGACGGGCACGAGTCACCTTGTCACCGGTAGATCGGATGCCCATGATGTCGAACCCCGGCACAACGAATCTGGCGTACTGGTTAATAAGGGCCTTTCCGGCAGACCCCGGCTCCTGCTCCATCCGGATGGGAACTGACGCTCCGTCCTCATACGCCGTCTGGGCGATGAACTGTTCGACCTTCTCTCCCCTGTGGCGAATCTTTTTAACATCCAGGACGTAAGCAATGCCTTGGTCGAAAAGCATCAGAGTCCCTACCGTCCAGTCAGGGTCCGGGTAAGCGGGAGATGGTTCCGATGCTGCAAGGTCCCAGAACCGAACTGCCTTCGCTTTGGGGGTCAATGTCGGCAACTCTTCATTCTCCAAGAGAACAACAGACTCTCTGTCAAACATGGTTCCCAGGGTGGTTGACCACCAGTCGCCTTCCTCAAGGCGTTTGCGTTCTACAGGGTCCAGCGCCTGAAGGGACTGCCGATAGGACTCAGCGTCGATGCCTGGGTTGTCGGTCAGTAGTGATGGGACAAAAACTCGACCAGTCGCTTCGGCCTCCACAATGAAGCGTTGCCTGACCCAATTGGGCGCGGGGTTGGAAGCACACCTCATCCTCAGAGGAACCTGAGATACGGGACCCGTTGCCGGTCGCCGCAGTCGAGAGAAGAGGTAGCGGTAATCATGTTCTCTGATCTCGGTGACCTC